GCCTTTTCCTCAACGTACTTGGCCGTAGCGCTAGGCCACTTAGTTGTCAGCATCTTCACAGCCTTCAAGGTCTCCGTAAAGCTCATGCGTGCTCGTACCTGATCGAGCAAATAGCGATTAGCCCCCTTCAAGCCCCACACTTGTCCAACCACAAAGTCAGTACCTTTGGTGTCCTTGAAAGTCATGTCCCAGGACTGGCAAAGGAAGTCTAACTCTTCAGCCATTACTGAAGCAGGCTTTGAATAAAACTTAAACCAGAACCGCTTGAAAATAGCGCCTTCCGGCAGTGAAGGATGTTGGTTGTACTGTGCAGAGAAGTGGTGGCTACCTAAGTTTCGCTTCTGCTCGGCAATTTCTTTTTGCCCGAAGCGTTCAGGCCAAAGTAGCTCTCCCGGTTCCCTGCGGGGATCTTTAAAACCGATACTAGTGACAATGGTTGACTTAGGGTCGTACTCAGCAGGAAGTACTAGGAAGTCATAGTCCTCTCGCATCTTATCCATTACATGCCCGCAGAGGTCATTGGCGTGGGTCCGTTGCATAATGATTACCCGGCTACCCTTTTTCGGGTCGTCACGGCGGGAGGACATAGCCGAGTCCCACCACTCATGTACGTTCTCGCGTTGTAGATCACTATCTACTTCCATCACGCTATGTGGATCGTCCACTACAATAAAGTCACCACCCTCTCCAGTACCTAAGCCGCCTACGCTAGTGGCAAGCCGGTAGCCACCCTTGTTCGTGTCATAGCGTTCCTTGGCGTTCTGATCCCCGTGAAGCTTAAATAGGTTACTCCAACGATCTTGATACCAAGGGCTTTGCAAGATGCGGCGGCATTTGACGCTATCGCGGATGCTCAGGCGTTGACTGTAGCTAGTGAACATCCAACGGCGCTGTGGACGTTGAGTCCATTCCCAAGCTGGCCACATAACGCTTACAGTGAGAGATTTAGTATGGCGTGGAGGTATATTGATAGCCAGGTTACGAATCTGACCCTTGCTCACAGCCTCCAGGTGTTCGCAGATCGCCTTGATATGCCAGCCGTCTACAAAAGGCTTGGGCTCCACCTGATTCCAGGCTTGCTGTACAAAATGGTGAAGGCTAAGTTCAGCCAGGCGAGCATCCACTTTGCGAATAAGGCTTATGTCTAGCACGTGAGTGTATGAACAGGAAAGAGCAAGTACTGCCCTAAAGTAGTTTCTATCTGAGGCAAGAACGGGTTGCTAAAAATTCTGTGGGTAGGTGGGTAAAGAAATTGAGAAAACGCAAGGTATTCGATGGTGGTGAATTACTCCAGTGAAACCTCGATAAGCCACTTATCTACTCCTACCATTGTGGAACACCATGAATACACCCTCTCTGTCCTCTACTACTTGCTGCACGGCAACCACTAACGCTCCAAGTAAACCCACAAGCATGAACAAAGAAAGATGGAACCCGCTGAGAATTGCAGTCTTCCCAAAATCCGTCAGTCCGGTTCGGTTGCATAGTAGCGGCTCCAGAAACAACTATTGCCTCCATAAAGGCGCTTGCTCGCAAAATAATACTACCATCACTAGGCAACTCCACAATGAGGCTTCCTCCCTGATTACCATTACCCTCATCGGTTCCGGCCTTTGTTATTCGCACAGTGAATGGAGCGTAGCCTGGTATGAAAATGGTTAGATCCGGGCTGGCATCTCTGAGTAGCACGGCCTGTTGCAGCGGGACTCTGGTAACCACCCCAGCATCTTGCCAGTTTCGGCAGTCAAGCAACTGCGATGGCTTCAACGTAGTCTGACTAAGTAGACTGGCTGAAAAAAGCAGGCTTGGCAAAATATAGGTTAGTGCCACTTTCATATAAGCCTTATTCTAGCGGCTTACCAGCCCAGTCAGTTTCCGGGGCGCAATCGCAATCCCTGTTCATTTGTAACCTCTACCGAATCACGTTCATTTGAATTGTACCGTCCTTGGCGTTCGGATCAACACCAAACAGTACCTCAGCCGTAACTACATCTCCCTTCGCCAAGTAAAACGGGTAGCTGGTGAAGGTCAACCGGGTCAAAGTTCCACTGTCCGTAGTCGCGTAAGTCAGCTTAGAACTCCCAAAGATACTTACATCGTTGAGGAAAATATCTACCACAATATCTTCCGTCAACGGCCCGGTTCCTGGTCCCCAGTTCCAAGTTACGCTCTCCAGTATCCCGCTGTCCTGTACGATATGCCGTCCAGGGACAACACCAACCTCCATACCGGGGTTACCCGCGTAGTCAAAAGCCTGCGTCTGCGCCAGCTTGATTATGATTGGCTCGCCAGCATGGGATATTGGAGCACGCGAGCGGGCATATAGCTCCGCTGCAGCAATAGCGGCGTTCCCATCCCGTTGCCAAGCAGTATTAGAAGCCTGTACCGAAAACTTTAGCAGCCCACTGGTCTCTTTTGCACTTACCTGAGTGATTACCATAGTGCCCGCAAATATCGGGAAGGGTGGCTGTGTCCAGTTAATCGTCAACAACATGCCAGGCTCAAACCCCGGCTTCAGCGTATCAAACTGTAATGTGGCGGGACGATCTTTGTACCGCAGCAATAAACCTTCAGCAATCCGGGTTAGCTCGTCTACGTTCTGCTCGTCCTTCACTTCCACTACCAGTTCAGATAGCCCGTCAGACGCTATCAAAGCAGCATCTTCCGCATAGGGCAATGTAGGAATTGGAAACAGGTAAGTGACCTCGATAACCGTTCCGGTGGCGTAGGGAGGGTTATTTGGGTTGCTGTATACGCCGTAGGAATCGGGCGCGTAACTGAAAAGATGTTCCTCGATGCTATAGGCGTTGTACTCAAATACCAAAGCAGGATCAATTACCGTACCGTTCACGGAGATAACCGGCTTGGCTCCATGAATCACATAATCAGTATTGAAGCCGCGTTGAGACCCATCGGCTACAAAACGATCTGTCCGAAGTAAGGGTAACCCACGACTAGGGCGAACAAAGATACGGTTCGCTCGCATTGCGTCAGTGAATCGCAGCTTGGGCTGAATGATTCCAACCACGCTGTCATTCAGAACTATAGGAGCGGCTGTATAGCCAGTGGCAGCATCAAATACCCGCACATTTCCGTAAGTATCCGTGCGGAATTCCAATCCCGCTGAGTCTACTAACTGCTTAATGGCTTGATTCAGGGTGACGTAATTGAATACCTGGTTCTCAGCTACCAAGGCGTCTCCAGACCCGCCCCAGCCAAAACGCAACTCGAAAGGCGAAGTAGGAAATGAAAGCAGCAAGTCATTTACCATCGTAAAGATGGACCAAATGATCACGGCGTCATAATACTTGTGAACTATGCGACGGTCGAGCAATACCCCGTAGTCAATACAGGTCACCTCAGTAAATAAAGCCAGGTTGCTTTTAGACGGATGGTAACGAGTAACCGTATCAACTACGCCGCCAAACAAACGGTGCATATCTCCGTCAAACTGACGGTTGATAATGACCTCGTCTCCACGCTCGGCAGTAAACGTACCCTCCCGGTCAAACAATGTAAAAGAGGCTGTTCCACGCCCATTTAGTTGATAGGAAAAGTTTAGTGAATCAACCAGGATACCCTTAGTTGAAACAACTCCAACATAGGAGCGTAGCTCTGTTCCTCCTACACTGGCAACCGTGTTCTTCCCAAACCCTTCTACTACTATGACGGGAGGGTCGATTAGCGTTGGACGGCCAACTCGCCCTCTAGCAGTGATGCTGGAAGGAGTGATCGACATCGCCGTAGGGTTGGGTGTAATGGCTGGCTGTAGCAGCAACCCTACGTCAAACTCAACGTCGATTATGGGAGGTAGAAGCTCGATCATACGCCTTATTTGGGAAGAGCCTTGAGGGCTCGCCTAATCTTTTCCTTAACTCGTCTGCGCCGCTCAAATATTGCCCGGCAACTCACACCATATTGCTTGGCCAAATCCGGGCAGGCAGTAGGCGTAAGCCAATCACGAATGGTTTGTTGATCCAGAGGGCGTAACTGGCTTACTATCTGGCGAAAAACAAGTATGGAACGATCGTGATCTAGTCTTGATTCGTAATCTGGGCTCCACCAAAGATTTTCAAAAAGAACAGCACTATCGCAAAGAGAAGCAAATCGTATGCCCTTGGGCGTAT